AATCCTAAGTGCGTATATACTTTATCTGTTAATTTCAAATTCCCAATTTCTTTTTCACCTGTTTCTGTAATAACTTTATCCAATACATAATGACATCTATTAGCCTGAGAAGTGGCCCAACCCGGTATTTCTAATTCACCAAACAATCCTCTAATTTCTTCATACACAGTACCAAATGTATTATAATTAGAATCACCACTCCGTAATTTTTTAACAGTTGACATTAAATCACCAGAATCAATCAATATTAAATCTGGTTTAAACCCTGTAGATTCTAAAGATTTTGTATGTGCATGCATCATATTAACGTTTGCTTTACCAGTAGGATAATATTTTATTATTAGTTTACCTAAATCCATTCCTTTAATAGTTTTTTCAACGTCATCTTTATGATACTTTAAATCTTGAAATCCATATCCAGATAAATTTGCATCATATCGCAATCCTACATATTCTCTATTTAATTCTAAAGTATAGTGAAGTACATTTTTTCCAAGCTTTAAGGCATGTGCACCAATTGCAGTTAATAACCAAGATTTACCAACACCACTAGGACCAGTTATAATTCCTAATTCACCTTTACCTAACCCACCATCTGATAATTCTGTCAATATATCCCAAGGTAATGGAATACATTTTCTGTTTGCTGCAATATATCTATCTTCAAAATCGTCAAGGTATCGATGTCCATAATCTCTATTTTCACCAACAACCAATGCATCATTCATAACATTTCTAATTTGATCATATTGTTCAGCCTTTACTAAATCAACAGCTGCCAATAATGCTTGTTTTAATGCTTGATTTTTACAGAATTTTAATGCTTCATCTTGTATATATTGATCATCTAACTCATCCATATTACTGTATATTTTTTTACAAGCATCGACTATTGATATCTTTAATAAATCAGAGTATTCAGATTTTTTAATTTCTAGTGCCAATACATCGATTGACGGCATAGTTTTATATTCATTAAAATAATTTTTTATTATATCAAATATCTGTTGATACGATTCAGAACTAAAATATTGAATATCTAATATGTCATGAATTTGTATTAGAAATTTTGGGTATTTTAATAATTGTGTAACTAGTTTTATTTGAAATGAATTTCCATATTTTTCGAATGTATTCATAGTACCTCATAATAACCTTTATTATATATATAAAATTAATCTTTAACTTTAAATTTTTAATTACTTTTTTTTGTTTTATTTACCATAATATCCAAATAATTATAATTATTCATAATATTATTTAAATTTCTAATGATATTATCCAACCCCAATTTATTAAATTTAAACGTAAAATCAATTTCATTCAATCTATTCATATCAGTAGAATCTACCATATTATAAATTTTTAATTTTGTTTGAAGATTCATTAATGGATCTTTTAAATCCATCAATTTCATATTTCGTTCTAAAATAGTTATACTATTTAAAAAATTATCAACAGTTTTACCCTTTTTATCTGTTATCATTGTAAATAAATCATCAATATTATACTGGTTTTCATTTATTAAATCTGGAAAATATTTATTTACACTTTTAATTCCAAATCTTTCTACACCTGGAATACAATCAGAACTATCACCTGTTACTATTTTTTGTAAAATAAAATTATTTGGATGTACACCGTATTCTTCTATAATTCGATCTATATCATATAATTTTTTCTTTGAAGGATTTCAAACTTTAACTCTAGTATCTACCAATTGTAAAAAATCTTTATCGGTTGACATAATAAATATTTTAGAATCTGAAAGATGATTCGATATACAACTAATTACATCATCTGCTTCAACTTTAGGAATTATAAATTGGCTAACGGGTAATTGATCTAACAAATCTAATAATTCACCCATCTGCCATTCAGCATTATCTTTATCATCAACATCATCTCTACGATTATAATATTTTTTTCCAGTATATCGTTTCATTTTATAGTCTGGAAATATTTTACGTCTTTTAACACTTCCACCCGGTCCATCGAATACTACAATACATCGAGTAGCATTAAATCTTTTTAATGCTACTCCGACTGATAATATAAACCCTGAAATTCCGGCAACATGCGTACCATTATAATTGCAAGAATTAGATGCACAATATCCTCTAATAAAAGTATTCATTCCGTCAACTATTAATATTCTATCATTTATATATGTTTCTTTAGGTGTACTATCAAATATATCCTTTAATATATCAAAAACATCAGATTTCATATTACCCTACTTTTCAAGATCTGTATTTGTTATACTGGATGTATCTGTTGTATCTTCAGAATCACCTAGTAAAGATTCATTTGTAATTTCAGTTTGTCCAATATCATAATTTTCTTCTGGAATATATTCTATAATTAAATTATCTAAAATTTTATCATAAATATATTCTTGTAATGCAGAATTAGATTTTACAATATCAGCAAACGATGCCTTTGTAAATGATATTTTTTCATCTCCAAATAAAATTGATCTACCTGAAATTAATCCTATATCTTTAATTAATTCTAACCAACCTTCAATTTTATTAATACCAGAATTAAAATATAATGGTATATCCACTTCTCGTAATGGTGGACCTATTCTATTTTTTATAATTTTTGCACGTATATTAATACCTATAACGTCATTTGTTCCAACTTGTTTAATTTTGGTTGCCTTTGTTAATCTAATTCTAACACTTGCATGAAACCCTAATGCTAATCCACCACTTGTTCCGTATTTATCTCCAAATGATACACCTAATTTCATTCGTAATTGACTTGTACAAACTAATCCAATACTTTGTCTAGCCAATAGATTTGTTATTTTTCTCATAGCTTTACTAAGAACTCTTGCTTTTTGAGTAGCCCATCCTTCAGTATTAAAATCTGCTTCCATTTCGGCTCTACTAGCAGCGCCTGAAACAGAATCTAGTAATATTAAAACGGGTACGGCTGAATTTTTATTTCTAATGTTAACTATTAACATTTCTATAATTTCAAAAGCAGCTTCAATTGTTTCACATGGAATATATACTAATTTTTCCAAATCAACACCAATTACAGCTAAAAATTCTTTACTAACAGCTGCTTCAGTATCAATAAATACCGCGATACCACCTTGTTTTTGAATACTCGCTAATCCATGTGCACCTAATAAAGATTTACCAGTTCCTTCTAATCCTTGAAGTTCAGTAATTTTACCTAATGGAAATCCACCTTCTCTTTGATTTGAAATTTTTATATCTAATAAATCTGATCCTGTCGATGCTCACCCTGGAATATCAGTAGGTGAAATATCTTTAGATAAAATATATGCAGATATTTCATCATTTTTATTTTTCTTTTTATACTCATTAATATCTTTTGTTAATTCTACCGCAAAGTTATTAATTAAATTATCTGAATTCATATAATCTCCCCTATAAAAATTAGGGTAATATTATTAAATATTACCCTAAATATTAAACACAATTTTTAACTATTGTTAGTTTTTTTAATTTCATCAAAGACAGAATCAAATGCATCCATTGGATTACTTTTAACTTCACCATCGGTACCGGTAACAGCCTTTGTAATAACATCATCCTCAATTTTATCTTCAACTGCTGCTGTATCTTCAACTGCATCTGTAGGATCTAAATATTTTATCAAATAATCCTTTAAATCATTATATGATAGTTTATCATGTAAATCATCTGGATCTGGTTGGTCGGTTAGAATACTTTTTGATAAGTTCTTTATCCTCAGTAATAGGTTTTTGGCCCACCAATAATTCTAAATGTAACTTTACCATAATCATTGCCAACTTCTTCTTTAGATTTTTTTGTTACACGAATATCATATCCATTTACTGGATGTGTAATATCACCGTAATCCCCACTTTTAATTGAACTCAATAATTCTTCAAAGATCTCTTTTCCAAATCCCCACCATTTTACAGTAGGTACTTCATCTTCTCTAATAATAACTGGAACAAATACACGTAGAGATGGTTCTAATTTTTTATGAAGTCTATAATCTTCTTTATCTCCACCTTCTCTTGCTTTCTTTAATAAAGCTTGAGATGCATCGTTAATTGGATCTGGTTCACCATATGTAACAGGTGATAACAGTGGAATTTTTGCAATATTGTAATGGAAATACTTTCTTACGAATGGGTTTTTGTGGTTTTTGTAAAATGGAATAATTCTAATAATGTGTGTGGCTTTTGGGTAGAAAAAATGTTTTCCACCAGTTTTGTTTGATTTTTTTAAAGTATCAAGCATGTCAGTAACTTCACCTAAGTCAATACCGAAATCATTGTTCATAATTCTCTCCTTAATTCTCGTTTTTCTTTTTTCGTTTAGCACTATTCTATTTGCTATCGTTAATATATCTATACTATGATTCTATGTTATTACAGTTTTTTTTATAAAAATTTAAATTTTATTTTTTTAATTGTAGATTCTAATAATGGCTGTAAATTAGAATAAAAATTATCTATTTCTTGTCCTTCTAATAATGTTGTTAAAACTTTAGATCTTTTAGGATATCAGTTATCTTCTCACATTAAAAAAATTGAATCTTCAATAATATCATCAATTTCTACATAATTATTAACTGCACTATTTCAATATATATTATCTAATTTTTCATAAATAATAAAATCTTTATAATATTTTTTAACCGCATCGTCTACCATACCCTCAATAAGTATATGTATTTTATTTTTATTATATTCAGGGATATATATATCCGAATTTTGTCAATTTAATATTGCATCATATACATTAAATTTACTCATTTTAATTCTCCAAATCATTTATTTTTTTAACATATAGTTTGGTAACTTTAATAGTTGCATTAAAAACCTTTATAAATTTATTCAATACACCTGAATAATATACAAATTCATTTTTTGAATCATCACCAGAATAACTTTCTAATTTATTGTATAAACTTACCAATGCAGATATTAATTTTCTATATATATTAATATATGATAATATATTAAATTTTGTTTTTTCTATCTTTTGTTCTTCATTAATAGATAATATATTTTTGCCAGCCCAACATTTACTTTCATTTAATTCTTCTATATATGTTAAAATATCTTTACAGGCCGTTCTACCAGTTATAGATAAATCAATAATATTATCAAAACTATTTAAATATTCAGCAGTATCATCTTTATTGGTTTTAATATTATCTAGTTCTTCTCTAAGAAGTTCAAGATATCCTTCTATTCTAGTTTGAAATATTAATAATGTATTTGTAATTTCAGATGAACTACTTTCGATTATAAGATTTTTAAAAATATCTACCATTTTTAATCTTCTACCTCTTCTTCATAGTCATCTACTTCTTTACTAACCTTTGATAAATCACCAGAATACCAATCCTTTATAAGATTAACCCATTCTAATTCTAACATTTCTAATAATTCAAAAAAAACATTTTGATAATCCTCTGGTAAATCATTTAATTTAAAATCAATAATTTGTTTTGTTATAATTTTTACACTGTCATTATTACTAGTTTCAAATTGTATTTCAGATTTTCCACTCTCAGATGTATATTGTTGCACCGTTTCATTTAATTTAAACATTTCTTTTAAATCATCAAGACTGTTATTAATTTTTATTTTTTTAGACATAGTATTCTCCTATTAATTAATTATCTTACGATAATTTACTAATAATAATTTTGTATGTATTTCTAATAATTTATCATCTTTAATCAACAATAATATATTTCTATAATTATTTCAATTAATTTTATAATTTTTATTTTCAGATCCAGTTAAATGTGCTATTAATTTATTTAGACTATTTATAGTATATAAAGTATTTGTACTTTTTTTTCTATGTAGTAATATTGTTCTATCTAAATGATCAACATCACCAATATCAAAACAATTATATATACAAAATAATTCATCAGGATTTGCAACATTATATAAAATTATAATCTTATTATCTGAAATATTGTAATTTGATTCTATATCTTTTAGTATTTCAGATAATTTGTTTTTTGTCGTAAACGTACATAATAATATTTTTTCTTTAAAATTACTCATAATCTAATCCTTTATCCATTCTATAATATAAATATTGCGGGTTTTACAATTTTAATGCAAAATTTTTCATATTTTTGTAATCTTCTCCGGCTTGTAAATGAACTCCAAATTCACCATTATTTGTTATAATATTATATAAATCTATAATTACATCCTTCCCATCTGCATTATCATAATCAAATAAAAATGAATCATATGTATATAATATTATTTTTGTTTTTTTATCAATTAAATACTTATTTATTCTAGCTAATACACTAATATTTCTTTTAGTTTCTAAATTTTGAACAAAATAATTAAAAATATTATATTTGTTTTTAATATCTTTAACCTTTCTAGTTGTAGTTGGTAGGTATTCATCAATGGATAACATATATTTATTCCATAATCCAGCAATTAATGGGTTTAATTTTTTAAAAAATTCAATATATTCGTATTCTTTAGTTATTCCACCGTATAATAATTTAAAAGTAATAGCCTTTCCATTATTTACTTCATCAATAGAAACAGTTTTTTTATTAAAATATAAAGTTGCAAGTTCTCTATGTATTTCAAAAGGATCTTCAAATTTATATTTAATTATTTTTGCTAGTAATTGTATATGATATGCAGAATAGTCGAATTCTAATAATACACCGGACGAATGTCGACTTATGAAATTTTCTCTAGTTTCATCCGATTTATTCAATGCTGCAAAATTTAATTTTCCAAATGTATTAGATGGTCGACCTGTTAATGTATTGAATGAGTAATCGGAATATAAAAAATTATTTAATTTATTTGTAAAATTTTTTCCAAGGAGTATATTTTCTTTTATATGTAATCCATTTTCTTCAATCTTTTTAAATTCTGGTATGGCAATATTATTATATAATAAAAATTCTTTATTTTTTTCTAATTTTGAAATTTTTAATATTGTATCTGCGTGACGTGAGCATTGCTCATATATATGATATATTGGTATAATATAATTAACATTAAATAACTTATTATACTTCAATTTTAAAATTTTAATTTTTGAAATATTTTTTAATTTTAAATTCTTATTAGTATGAATAAAATATAATAAATTTATATCTATAATATCTGTTAAATTATTAAAATTATATATAAACTGTTTTTTATTCAATACATATTTATATCCATTAAAATTGTTTAATTTTATAGTTGGTATATCTGAATCTATTTCACTATGATTAGATACTATTAAATATTCCTTTTTTGTATCTATTTCACAAATATACAACATTAATAATTTATTAATCATTGGATGTGAATATTCATTAGAATATGTCGGTATCAAAATAGCATCAGATTCAATTGTTAGCGTGCCTAAACGTTCACCTGTTTTTATAATTTCCATAATTCCTCATAACCCTTTAGTATATATATTACGTTAAAATTCGAAATACTAATAAATTTTAAATTCTACTAAATTTTTTAATAGTTTGTCAATATAAACTATATCCTTTTTTGCAATATTTACATTAAGTTGATTATTTTTAATTAAATATTTATCTTCACCTTTAATATATCATTTTATTTTAGTTTTATAAAATAATAAATTTGTTAGGTCATGTTGTTTTTTATCCACTTCAACTATTTTATTATTAATATTATTTGCTTGTTGTACAAAGTATCTATATATTCATCCATCTATTATATTATCGTCTGTTATAATTGGATATGTATATGATGGTTTATATGTTACCGTGTTTTGTATAAATGGATTTAATGTATTATATTCGGATATTTGTTTATTAATATTAGTATTTTCTATTTTTTCTAATTTTTCAGAAATTCCAAATACATATTGTTTGCCTGTGTACACAATATCAGTATTAGGTGTTATATTATAATACCCTATATATGATGTACCCTGTAACATGTATTCATTTCCAGGTGTATAGTTTGTCATATTAAGTCCTATTTATTTTAATTTTGGGTTAAGCCAATAAAATTGTCCAACTTCAACTGTAGATTTTATCATATTATCACGTAGTCCAACTCTTAAAATTCCACCTATTTTTGTTTTTCATTCTGATTTAGTAATATTATCAACTATTGTTGTAATTTGAAATAATGAATTTGCTCTATATCGACTAGGTAAATAATTAACACTAAATGCATTCCCATATTTAAACCCTGAAATACCATCAGTTTCTATTTCTAATGTTATCGGAATCATTCTATTATTTATAGATTGATTTCTTTTATAATTATTGGTTCATTTTGATGGATTTTTAGAATCTTCAGTTGCTAAAGTTTCTAAATCAGATATCAAATATTTTCAATATTTTCGTTCTATTTTATAATCGGTAGTATTCGAGTTTAAATATTTTTTTCGAAGTTTAATAGCTTCCTTTTGTTCTTTAATTTTTAATTTATTTTCAGCTCTAAGTTTTTTATAATTCGGTACCGTCTTTTTACGACTTGTATTTTTTTTTAAAAATTCTAAATATGCATCACCTACTCCATTGAACATAGATTTTAAGGCTAGACCATTTTGACTAGAATCTAATCCATTTATTGAATATAATGCAGCGGTTTTGAATTTATCAGGTAATGCAGATGACAGATTAATATTTGTAATAATAGAATCATTAGTCCCATATTTAAATGTATATGGAACCATATTTAATAATGTTCTAACATCTCGTTCAGAATGATCTTTATCTACTATTTTTAAAGTATTTGTATCGCTATCACTAATTAATACAAAATTTCAATAGTTTAGTGAATATTTGTTTAATTCAGATATTAAATTATCTAATCCTATTTTTAATGATGATGTATTACTAAACGCAGATTTTATTAAATTTTTATGAATTAAAATATTTCTAATTCTTGCTAGTTTTTTTTCAGATATTTCAAATTCGAAGGTTTTAGGAGCCGCCTGTAACCTAGAATCTGTTTCGAATTTTTTTGTTAAATCAACCGGTTTGGTTGGTTTATTATCGACTACATAAAAATTTTCAGATTTTCATGGAATTAAAAATTTTTCAGAATCCATAGATAATAATTTACTATGTAGACCACAATATTCTGAGTCTATTTTACCATCAATATATTGAATACTTCTAATAGCTCCAATTCCATCATTAAACGTAAAGGCATTTAATATTAAATCTTCAAATGTTCCAATAGTAATATAATTTTTTTCAACTACATATTCTTTCAAAAATGGA